ATCTCCTTTGCTACTCACGTAGACACCTGAAGGAAGCGCACCAGCGAAAACCCAGCCATCCCAACCGTTAGGATCTCTCCTAACAAGTGGGGAACTCATGGCCTCGTCGAGATTTACGGCGAGGTATGAGTCAGAACCTTCAAAGTCCGTCATTCCGGCAGGGGTAAACCTGCCAGATCGACGAAACGGGCCACGAATGACCCGAAGTGAAGGTGGAATCCGTCGAACAACATGATCCCAAACGCGCTTAAGCCTAACGTCGCAACCAAAATTACGATTGCGGCGATGAGCAACGCGCCTGAGACCATTAGCCAGACGGAAAAGGGTTTCCACATAGTTCAGTGCTTCCTTTTGGTAATAGGGACGGACGTCAACGCCATTGAAGTAATCAGCGCCGCAGGATTCTCGGAAGACCCCAGTTGTAAAGCTTTTACTGGGATTAACGACAAACCCGCAGAACTGAAGGACTTCTTCCAGTAGCTCGACAGAGCCCACCGGAATGGCGATGTCATCACCATAGGCACGGACAAGAGTAACATCATCACGACGTTGCTCGGCACATGAGAGAGCGAGGGCATAAAAGATCATACTCTCGAGCTCAAACGTGTATCCATTGCCCATCGAGCTGAATTTCTCATAGTAGAAGGTACTTTTCGTACCATCATCTTTGAGATATTCGCCCGAACTGGAGCGGCACCAGTCCAAGGCTGTAAACCAAGGACACGGAAGCAGCTCACGAACCAACTCTTTGGCTAATGTATCACTAGCCATTGAGAGGTCGATGGTGGCAACTGTTCCGTTAAGACTGCCAAGATAAGCGAGCCTCTGAGAAGGGGCTTGATCATCAAGGTCCAAACCAGCATTCCTTTTGAGACGCTGGCGGATAAGAGCACCCAGCCCGAGTTGGGCGAAGATGTTCAACCTAGGTTCGACCGCAATGCTGCGATCAACCAAGGCAGTCTTTGGAACAAACGTAAGCTTGTTGCCCGGGACAATCTCAACGTCTACCACCGGTTTAGCACCGGCTGACGGTTCATCGGGGTTTAATCCGTTGATGAGATTGGCCCACGACGGGTGGCAGTAAACCAATGCCGCCGCACCCTCCGCGAAGTCTTCTGTCGAAGACAAACGGGAGAGCTTGTGGTAGGCCGAAACACACGATCGTTCTGTTGATCGATCGCTGCCCGGACCAAAACGACACCTAAGGGCCCAAGACTTAGCATCGATTCCGCCAAGCCACCGGGAAATTTTCCACTGTGCTGAATGCAGAACTGCATGCACAGCGGGGGAACAACCGTTCCCCTCTCGGTACCGGCGAATACGTGCATTAGTCTGTCGACACAAATCCTCAGCTTCTACGAACTTTGCAAAAGCCGCCGCCTCTCGATCGACCCCAATTTCAAGGGGCATCTTTCGAAGGAAGGCGATTGCCTGAGCATCGTCCGCGTAAGACGAGGGATCCGTATCTAGGTACCGACTAGGGTGAGTATTTACCCTAAGAAGGTCCTCCCACTGACCGGCTTTCGCCAGAAGTGAGAGACCTAGAGACAGAGGTGTGTCGAGTTGTGACCACAACGACTGAGCGACCTGGAGAACCTCCTCATCGGAGGTCACTCTAGGAGTGCGCAACAAAGTTCGCACATTTGCGAGACGATTTCGCATCGCACTTCGCATATCAACATCTCCTTATGTTTAAAACGTAAGGGCGTTACGAGAAAGGAGACCCCTCGAAGGGGCTAGACCTTGGTCGACTTCGCTGATCTTTCGAGCAGCTTAATCGAGGTCGTTCCTTTAACGTGACGCAGTGCATCATCGGGAAGCTTCGCGAGAAGCAGCTCGATGATACCGAGCGCGAACTTCACCCAAAAGGCGAAGTTCACGATCAGTACATGCCCTGGCCGTCGACGATGGCAGACTGCAGGTTGGCGTGCGCGATGGAGTTCTTGATCATCGCGTACAGCTCCTGCCGTTCCGCCAGCGTGGCGTTCACGGGCACCAGCACTTCGATGTTGGCTCGGCCGATGTAGTCGACCAGCCCCGTCGTGGCGTTCACGAACGGGCGCGCGATCTTCAGGATCGTGCGAGTAACCCCCTTGGTCGGGTCCGCCGGCTGCTTCACCTGCAACTGGACCTGGCGAAAACCGCCAGGAGTCCCCTGACTGGTATCGGCCCAACCGTAGTTGGGGCCGCTGCCGTTCAGGACGTTGTAAGTGACGTCGGTGGTACCATTGAAGGCCTTGAGGGTCATGTTTGCCATTGCGGGCATGAAGTGTGCTCCTATGGTGCAACAAAAGTAGCAAGAAAGGGACCAAACGCCAAGTGTGCTACAAGGCACTAAGCGATGGGTGTGACACATAAAGAGCTGACTTCTAGACGCAAAGGGAGTGGTGCAATTTTATCGCTGCAAAGCTAGCGATACAGCGGAGATGATTCGCTGAGCACCCAAAGCATCCCAACCGCGGATAGAATAACGGCCAGTTGTGTCACCATTCCAGGTAAAACGCTGATAGTAGCTATCTATTCCTTCCAAGCGTGGACCAGCATTTCTGCTAGAAAACGAATAGTTGGAATAGTAAGCCGGCCGGGAGCAGTACTTCAAAAGAGTACTGTATTGCTGCAAACTGCAGCCCCCGTCCAATACTTTCAGCCCCTTCAGGGCGCTCATATTTTCCAGAGTTTGTCCGACGTTGATAAACCAATCAAAGACGAACGAAAACGGAACGAGCTCCCAGGCAACTGAGAAGATGTCGGTAAAACCGCCAAATCCCAGTTGAGAAGCCAAAGCGGCATCCGAGTATTCAACCTCGAGAAGCAGCCAGGCTTTGCCAGTGATTTCAGGAGCACCACAAATGTACGTGGATTCGGTGTAACCACCGATATTCACGCTTTCGTGGCCGTCGTTGGGTGCAATGTACTTGTACACAACTCCGGACTCCTTCTTCACCCCGTAAACCTTAAAACGCGGTTTACGGCCTCCCAGCTCAAGTTGCTGAGCTGCGAGTTCGGCAAGGCCCTTCAGGTCGGCGAGCAAAGGTGACCACCCATACTGGTAAGCTAACCAGTTATTGGCGGGACCCTTCGCACCTCCGATCCCTAGAAGGCCAGGAATTGACCCAAAATTCCCCTTTTTGAAAGCAGCATAGGCTTTCGCTAAGGTTCTCGCAGTCTCCGCAATCATCTGGACGGTCTTACGACCTTCAGCCAGAAAGATAGGAGCAGAGAACTTCAGATCACGAGCTTTGGAAAGGCAATTTGCTTTAGCCTTCACCACAGCACCGTGATTAACTCCAGAGTTAGACCAGTTGGCCTGGAGAACGGACGGATTAAGACCGACATTGTTCCAAACCGCGTTCGGCGTTTTGGAATATATAGGTCCATCAGTCCACTGAGTGACATACATCGTAACGGGCTTCTGAACGAAGCTCATACGACGTGTGGTCATCGGCCTTGTGGGCAGATAACCATTTGCCCTGCGAAAGGTCTTCCATGTCGTATCTGATTGCCAGGTGCAATACACCTTGTCAAAATAGACGGGCCCGATTAGGGACGTCCCCTGGTAGTAGTAAGGACCCTCAAAGCCAACATATGAGGATCCAGCTACGCCACCAGCGGAGTTAACCACATAGTTTCTGCGGTAACCCGACTTACTGACAATGGTCATTTGCAATCCTAGATCGGAATAAACGACACGGAGCCACAGAACGTGGCAGAGAAGAGAGCTTCTCCATCGAAGATGGAGGAACTC